CGGTGACATACATGTCAGATTGAATGTACGATGATGTGTGGTCATCTGTTAAGCGCGTAATTCTGATGTCATATTTTTTTCCTCGTGACAGATTATTCGCCCTGAATGTTCTTTTCAGGGCTGATGTTTGAGACCCTGTGATGGTTGTATATGGCACGGTTCCTGAAACTGTCCGCACGTGTTTTTCTTCTATCCATCGCCATTGAGCGAACGATCCAGAATAATTATAGTAGTTATAATTATATTCACCCTCGTAATGAGAATTTGGTATGTCGTCACCAGCTAATATTTCCACCCATTTGTAATAACATTCCCACATAGTAAATACCCAGTCCCAGTATCCACATGACCATCTCCCCGTAACGTATTCTTCCGTCCATGTGCAGGGTGTGTAAGTGATCGATTGCCAGTGGTTTTTTCCCGATTCTGAAATTTCTATTTGAATATCTACAGAAATAGCCTGTATGCTGCCATTTGACGTGTTTTGCTGATACAGAGCAGAAAAGGTAATATCTATCTCAAGTCCATCAAAATCATCCGTTTCTGTCGTGTAGGCATATGGATTATCCTTCGTTACCTTCGCCAGCATTACATATTCACGCTTTGTGTCTCCAAAGAATGGCACAGGGTCCTGGTCGAGGTCACCGAGCCTTGTGTGGATTTCTACACCGTCATAATTCATGGCAGGCTGACCATTTATTTTAAAGTCATAGAGGCGATTTGCCCGAAATATCCCTAGATCGCAGAGAAGATTGATATATTGTTTGTCATTCACATTCTCTATATATGCAGCTATGATATTGCCATGAAATTTGCTAGTGCCGTATGCACGGGGTATGCATATTCCCTGCTCCTGCGTATTCTTTGGATTCCATGAATAGGATGTGGACTTTTCATAGCCTACCATATCTATGGAGGGTATTTCAGGTAGTCTGGAAAGGGATTGAACTGCAAGGCCGCCGAGTACTGAAATACCTATTCCGAGTGCTAATGCTCCAGGGGCCCCCGCGGCAAAAGCTGATCCCAGCAGACCGAGCCCGGAAGGTCCCAGTGCGCCGGCCGACACCGCAATCGCCAGAATTGCGACCGCAATACCGAGAAAATCAGAAATACCTCCTCCATGAGGGCAAGGCACACATATGATCGTATCTTTCGGCATTAAATGAACCCGCTGATAGCGCCCGGGGCTGATGACAGCGAGATCCATCACGATAGTAAAGTCAATGTCCTGCGGCGATGGCAAATATCTATCTACTATATCCGACAGGGTAAGCCCGCGCTCATATGGTATGAGCAACTCATACGCAATGTCGGTATTGAAGGGGCTCTTTCTTATTCGTAATTCGATGTATTCAGATTCTGACACGGTAGAAACCCATTATCCTATCACGCCATAGTGGCGAGTCCAGCCGCGATATAGTGACACGTGTATTTTGCCTGATGTGAATGAATTCGTTCCTCGATATCACCACGCCCAGATGATGTTCATATGGTGGTATTAAAGACATGACCACTATTGCCCCGATTTCCGGCCGATTGAGTCTTTGTGCGACATCTTGATTTCTGATTAATCTATCTACCATAGAATAATTATGTGGATCTGCATACGCGAATTCCGGCAAGTCTATTCCCTGACGCTGCATGAGCAACTTCACGAGACCATAGCAATCGAGACCATTAAAATCTCTTCCGCCCGCCTTAAACGGTATGCCGATCAGATCATGCCATTCAAACAATACGCACACCTCCTTGCAGTCCGGGAAAACCGCCAAAACGATGAGAATTATTCTTCGCCCGGCAGTCGGCGAGGGTCTTCTTGCAAGTCATAGTACCAGCAGAATAATTCACCCCAGCTTGCCATACATCTGGATACAGAAAATTGCCTATATATATCTCTCCCCGTTTCACCAAACGCCAGTACTGATACCATTTCAGTCCCGTCACAGGCTGATTCTCTTCAGATGATATATGGCTCCTGTAGCATATATATATGCGACCATCTGTGCCCCAGACGGTCGTAGCCGTAGGATCATTGTAATAGCATTCGTGCCAACCGAAATTCCAGATACAGTGATTTGCAAAATACCGATAAGGCGGAAATTGAACACGAAACAGATTGGGCCCGCCGCAAACAAATGTGACCCAGTTGCTGCTGAATCGCGTTTCAAGGACCGTAATTCTGAATTGATTATCTATGTAGCCATCCTGGAGATAACCCGCATTGACGATTGTGATCGTAATTTGCGAATCGACTGCGCCTTTCAGGCGTTCAAGGTCGTACATGAATACACGCTCTGTATTGTCTACGTTGAAGTACCATGTGCCGTAATTGCCTTCGCTGTTGAATTCAGGCAATTCGAGCTGGAAGGGGAACGCAATATATTCAATACCTTCAAATATGATGTTCTCAGTATTATGGACAAAATGATATGTTGTGCCATCAGGCAATGTGAGTTCCACGAGAAATAGCCAGGGGTATAGAGAGTCTATTTCATTTTTCAGATATTTTAAAAGGGGCGGTAGTCTCATCTATACCTCCTCAACGACATATTCCACTTCCCAGAAGAGACGACTACCCTGCATTCGATATTTGCAGGTGTCTTTGAAGCGAACCGTGAGACTGTCCCCTGTAACAGGGTTTGACCACAGGAAACTACCGGATCCGAGTTTCATTTCCCGCTCAAATTCTCTGATTGATTTTTTGTCGCCTTCAGATAGTAAACCCAACCTCACACGCCAGGCTTGTGGGACATATGTGCAGGAGGGTGATGTCCTTATATGACCTGACTCCATCTGCGTGCGGCTTGCTGGGTCAAACGCAAGCATCTCCTCATAGTCCTCAACGGAATATCTAGATGTGAGGGTGGGAAACGCACTCATATAGGCTTGACCCCCAGAGCATCCTGTATCGTCTTGTCTCTATTGAGCAGTTCAATCAATATGTCTTTAATCATGCGCTGACCAGCCCATTTGGTCTCGACTTTGACATTCTTCCTGTCAATATCTATGCCCGTTTTATTCTCTATATTGATATTGACATCAACATTGGGTGATGAAGATAGAATATTTCCCAGGGCTCTCATCTGCCCCGGGGTGAACACGGCTTCACCACGTTTCAGGACGGCAGGATACTCATCCGGCAAGAAACCGCTATGCAGACGGGGCGCATGTGCGAATATACCTATATCCGGCACGAGCCGATAGAAAGATGGATTATCATAACCTATCAAACCGCCTCCGTGACTACCCCGAACGACTCCGGGATTCATATAAAAATAAGTATGTTTATTACTGGTGAGACCTCCACCTGTGCCACTGAAAATTCCAATCCCCAGTAAGCTACCAATTCCTGACAGGAGTGCACCGGTCACCTGCTGGCCCATAACGTTAGCCAGGGCACGCTTTACGCTCGTGAGAAAGCCTGTAAGATAGTCGGCAAGGCTTTTCATTCTTCCCTCGAATGCATCGAAGAAGAAATCGGAAAATGCCTGCTGCATGGCTTGTGCTGTTTCACGAGCTACATCATACATGCTTTTCGATATATCACGCCATTGCATGAATACATCTCTAAAACCCAACAGAATGGCTTCCACCGTCGAGCCCATCATTTTCGCCCGCTGTTCCTGCATCCTTAGGTCATCTGCATCAATCTGCTTCTGAATTATCGCCAATTCCGATTGGAGCTTTAATTTCTGAGCATCCTCGGAAGTGGATGCGATGTCCGCTTCAAGTGCTTCTTTCTTGAGACGCAGGAGTTCACGGCGATCCCGTATTTCCTCAATGAGAGCCTCGCTTTCGGTCATTTCGCCGTACTTGACCTTCAAATCCCTGAGCTGCTTTTGCAGTTTACTTTCCTCTTCAAATCCCTTGATTCTGGTATCACGTCCCGCTTTTGCCAGCGCTTCTTCATATTTGATATCCTCGATATCAGCCTTAATTCCCCTCTCCTGGGCTTCGGTTCTCTTCTTTTCCCGCTCCGTTTCGAGCTTAACTAGCTGTGCATTGATCTCCGCCTCTTCTTTGATACGTTCTTTGTTGTCCTTGTAAGTGCTCGCCTTCATTGACCGCACTTTCTGGTAGGCGGCCATCTCCAGATCGATCGAAGCGATAGATGCCTGCGCCATCTCCTCATCGATACGCCGCCTCGTGTCCATATACTCCTTCTCCGATATCTCCGCGGCTTTGAATCGTTTCTCTGTCTCCAGTGCCTCGATACGAAGGGCAGCAACTGTTTCTTCTTCCCGCTTCCTGATCGCCGCGAGCTGACTCTTCAGCCAGGCGTCGGCGGCTGCCTGGGCTTCCGCTTTCTCGCGATCTGTTGGAGCTGTGGTGGTTTTCGGCGTAGTAATAGTTTTTGCGGCAGATTTCTTCGGCTCCCATGCCTTTTCATACTGCACAAGTCTTCTGCCGAAATCCTCCATGTACCTATCCAATATCTTCCCGCTCACGACATCTGTCGATGATTGCTGCCAATCCTTCCAGGATTTCTCGAAGTCTTCAAATGCCCGATCCGCACCGGCAAAATCGCCGCTAATGATGAGAGCCGCTACACGTCCAATGTTCCCAAGCGTGCGCAACATGTCGAAAAGAGGTTTGACTATATCTCCAAGAAGACCTCCCAGCGAAGGCAGATATACTGTAGCAATGGCGCGCCAGCCCTCCGCGATCGTTATCACCAGTTCTTTTATCGGGCTTAGATCGCCACTCAAACCACGGAACAACTGTCTGACTGTATCGATTATGCCCTTCACACTTTCCCAGGCCCCAACAATCCAGGCCTGAATTTGCTCCTTGTGCTCTGCGGCCCAATTCGACAAATCTTGCGCCATTTTGACTATTTCTCTGAACGCAGGACCAAGCCCTCCCCGAATCACCTGACGCCAGAGTGTGTCAATGGATGTGCTCACTGCTTCCCATGTTGACTGAATATCTCCTGATGCTGCTGAGAATCCTTGAAGTTGATCACCGAGCCATTCGAGTAAATCGCCCTGCCGCTTGTGCAGGTCGATCTGTGCCTGAAGATCTCCCACCTGCGCCTGCAGAATCTGAGCCAATTGAGAATTGATGTTGACTTCACCCTGGAGGAGGGCACGCGCCTCCTGACGTAGCTGGATTTCCTTGTTTGGGGCGCCGGCCGAAATAACGGCCAGTGCATTGGCCAAAGCTTCAAAGCCCTTGATTTGCTTCGCATTGTTTATGTCGAGAAGCACTCCCTGCTTCGTCATTTCCTCTGTAATATTCTGTAGATCTTTCGCGGATAGTAAAGTTCTCTTGTCCACATCTTCAAGTACGGCGGCCAGCCCTTCCGCATATGTCTTGGCCTCTGCATAGCGCGCAGACAGCGGACGGGCATCTTTTGTTATCATTCCCGTTACTAAAGCGGCAGTCTTCACGATAGAGACTTGATAGTCATCTACCGCCTCCCGGGCAGCCTCGAATATGCTGCGTATACCATTCATTGCCATCTGGGCAGTCTCTTTGAACAATACGAACGCGCCAGTCAATTGTACGATTTTGTTGCCCAGCAGGCCGAAGCTGGCAACGCTCTGTTCAGTATTCTTCTGAATGCTTGATAGGGATTGTTTGAGCTCGCTGAATGCTGATTCAGTCTTATTGACAGCAGAAATGATGAGCTGTATTTCCTGTTGGCTCGCCATTAGGACAACCTTTCACTGCAGTGCTTCGTACACATTGAGCAAACTACCGGATGTCTGCATTTTTTGGTCTTTGCCCCCTCCTCTTCCTTCACCCCCAAAAAAGCCAGTACCGCTTCGCGGAACATCACTTCCCTTGTCCTGTACTCGATATATCGCTCACATTCTTTAAAGGTATATCTCCATTCGATCGCATCTCTTCTCGTGATGTCTCCTCCGGCAAGGAGGCAGACGATGTCATCGATGACATCAGATATTGAGCCTGTATTCGTTCTATCGCCTGGCTGAGTCTCCCGAAGATTGAAGATAGAGGGTTCAATACGAAAAAATCCTCGACCACCTCCATTGCCTGCTCAATTTCAAGGGAAAAAGCAAGTTCTTCCGATAGTTCATTGAGATCCTTATCCTTTGGGGACATACCCACAGGAGTGAGAATCACAGCAAGTGCATCGGGCAAGCGATCACCGAGAACGG